TGACCCGCGCTTTAATGGTGCTCGCCACCATATTTGCGAGCTTCGCGTTCGAGACCGCGTCGTTGGCAATCGTGGTCGCGTTACTATTCTGCGAGGCCGTGACGTCGCCAGTCAGCGCGGCGCGTTCGAGCGAGACTTGGCCCCCGGTTGCAAAGTTGACCGTGACCGAGGTGCTGTTGCTGATGACCCGCTCGGCACTCAGCGATCCGTTCGCGGATGCAACGATGTATTCGGCATCCGTCGGCGCGCCGCTGCCGCCCGTGTTCTGCGCCCAGCTGGGGTTCGCCGCGGCGCCGTTCGTCTGGAGGATGTAGCCGGCAGTTGCCGCAGGCAGACGAGCCCAGCTGGTGGCCGAGCGGTAAAGGATATCGCCTTGCGCCGCGCCGCTGATGTCCAGCTGGTCGAGAGTCGGCCGCGCGTGAACGTGATCGACGCGGGCCGCGGTAGTCGAGACGCCGGCAGTTGCGGAGACGCCGAGCGCCGCCGGAGCGGTCGAGTCGAAAAGCTGCCGATTGCGCCAGACGGTGGTCGAGGAATCGTAAGAGAGAAAGTCCCGGTTCGCGACCGTGGTCACGAGGACGTCGTGCAGTTCCTCGAGCTCGAAGCCGTTGAGGATATCGACGTAGATGATGCCATCGGCGACGCCCGCCTTCTTGATCACGTACCCGATCCGCACCGAGTGATTCGGCTGCGTCGGCCGCGTGTTTACGAGTCCGCCTGGAGTCGTGGCCGAAAGCCAGAGAGTGTCGCCCTCGTTGAAGGCGTTGGTGTTGATGCCGCGCAGGAGGCCGTTCGTGATGATGAAGCCGGACGAGTTGTTCCCGATGGTCTGCGAGATGAGTCCGATCGTTGTCGCCGAATTAGCATCATCGGTGCCCAGCGCCAGCACCACCTTGAGCCGCGTGCCAGAGGAGCCGTCCTGCCGCACGACTTGGCCCTTGGTGAACGGCGATCCGCTCTGGTTGTAGACTTGCACGTGCGCGTCGACGCCGAGCAGCGCATTGACGCTCGAGTTGAGCCCGACCTCGATGGCGCCCTCGGTCGCGTTCCAGACGGCCTTCGCCGTGGTCACGCTCGCGGTGCTCGACGTGTTCAGCGCGAAGTAGTCGATCTGCGTGATCGTGTTCGTCGCGCCGAAGACCGAATCCACCGGGAAGTCGATTGGGTCGCTGCCGCCGGTCTGATGCGTCGAGGCGTGCGCGGTCGGCGTGCGCGAGTCGGACAAGCGCGAGTCGTTCGCCTGCACCGCCTTCAGCGCGGCGCTCTCGCCCGAGGTCGCGAAGGTGACGACGCCCGAGGCGCTCGTGCTCGCCGACTGCTTGATGTTCGCGAAGGCTGCCGTGATCGACGCGACGTCGGTCAGGTTGTTCGCGCCCAGCATATCGCCGCCGCCGGGGATCGATTCCCAGAGCGTGGACGTTCCGTCAGTCTTGAGGAACTTGCCCGCGTTGCCCGTCTGCGAAGGCAGCGAGTCGCCGCCGCCTCCACCGCCGCCGCCTGCACCACGCGCCGCAATCACCGCCCACTTCGCGCCAGCGATGGCGATGTTCTTTCGCCCCGGCGTGTCGTTCGTGTCCTCGAGCGCGAGGTAGGTCGAGCCGTACCACGAGAACAGATCGCCACGCTGCGCGACCATTCCCTCTTTCCATTGGCCGCGATACGAGTCGATCAGCGTCGGCGCAGCGGCCAGTTCCTGCTTCGGCAGCGCGGCGTTGACCGCGTGCTGAATCTCGATGACGAGACCGCGCTCGAGCTTTGTAATGCGCTCTTTCGCGGCCTCCGTCAGCGTGCCTAGGATGCGCGACTCGATCTGCTCCGCGGTCAAACCGATTTGCTTCTCGGCCTCGGTGAACTGCGCTTGAGCAAGACCAACGATCTCAGCGCGGACGGCTTCGAGCTTCGTCTGCGACTCGGTGAGCGCGGCGCGGCAGCGGCCTTCGAGGTCTTCGTTGTATTTGGCATAAGCGTCCGAGACGAGCCCAGGCACCGCCTCGGTCAGCTTGGACTCTAGCTCCTTGCGGATCTCTGGCACCGTCTTGCCGATGCGCTCGAGCAGTTCGTCGAGCGTCTTGTCGTGCTCGACCAGCAGCTGCGCGAACTCCTCAGCCCGCTGGCCCAGCTGCTCGTTGCTCGTGATGATGGCGTCGAGGACACTATGCATTGTCAATGGGTGCGGAGGCTTTTGATCTTGGCGCGGCGATCAGTCACGCTCGCGAAGAGCGCGGTCAGCTTGTCCTCGGCGTCGGCCTTCTCGGCGAGCATCTTGCGCGCGTCGGAGAGCGTGACGATAGGAGCGGGAGGCGGAGGCGCCACGACCGGCTTCGGCTGAAATCCGAACGGCTTCAGCGCCTGCTCGATCTGAGCCTCGCTCTTCGCGTTCTGGCCCAGCTTCTCGCGCACCGCGGCGAGCTTCGTCGCCTTGTCAGCCAGCCGCTCCAGCGGCCGCTTCGCGCGATTGCGCCCAGCCTCTAGCGCATCGGCGACGTTTGTCGGCCGATTCAGTTCCTCGCGTTTGAGCGCCTCGGATTTCGCACGCGCCCAGCTGGCGCCGGCGTCACCGCCCCAAAGCGCCCACGCGATGCGGCCGGCGGAAGGATAGCCGTCCTCGCCAGGAGAGAAGCCGGTGCCCTGCTTGTCCACCTCGTGCCGCGCGAAATAGGAGACCATCCGGCGCACCGTGTCGGGAGAGAGGTTGGACTTGTTCGAGATGTCGCGCGCGCGAGCGACGCCGACTGCGGTGCCGCCGCGGTTAAACTTTTCGCGCCACTCAAGGCCGCGCTTGGCCTCGGCTGCCATTGCATCGGTTGGCGTCAGGTCCACGCTCGCGAAGCGCGCAAGCTCGGCCGGAGTCGCAGGCTGGTCCGGCGTTTCGTCCTCGGGAGATGCGGTCGATTCGGCCTGCGCCTCTGCGGCAGCGCTCGCCACGTTGTCGCCGGTAGCGGCGGCAGCGGCCGGCGTGCTGGGCAGCGAATTGGTCACGAGGCGGATCGCCGTCTCGGGAATCTCGTAGCGCTCGGAGAGCTCCTTGACGTAGCTCGCTTCCGCCGCGATCTGCTCGAGCCGCGTAAAGGCATCGGTGCCCTGCTCGGCCGCAATCTCTTGGAGAGACTTCGCGCCTTGGCGGTTCTCGTTCATATTGGCCGCGGACTCGCGACCAACGTCGATGGTGAGCTTAGGCGGGAAGCGCCACTCGCCGCGGGTCGCGCGCTTAAGCGCCTGCACCGGCGTTTCGCCAGCGCGAGCAGGAGGCGCCGGGATCTCGCCGCGGGCGATGGCGTCCAAGATCACCGCGTTCTTGATCGGGTCGAGCACCTTGTCGACGAGGACGCCCTGATGCCGCGCGAACACGCGGTCGGCCGCGGCGAACTCCGCGCGCACGCTCGGGCCGGCGTAATCCTGCGTGCCGAAGAGGACGCCCTTCGGGATGCCGACCGCGATCGAGAGCTCGTGCATCAGATGCGCGATGAAGCCCGTGAACGCCGTGCTCGGCCGCGCCGGCATCGTCTCGACGCGGTCAGCTTGGCCGAGGTACTTGATCATCCCGACCTCGGAGAGCTCGTTCTTCTGCTGCTGGCCGCTCGGAAGCGTCGCGCTCGGGGTCGGCGTGAAGAGGTTGCGCGCGTTGGCCGTTCCGCGGTCCGTGAAGACGAGCGCCGCCTGCTGCGAGGCGAAGCGCACGCCGGCCTTCTCGGCCTGGAGGATCTCGTGCAGCATCCGCGCCGTCTGGATCGCCGCGTGAAAGTCGGTGACGCCGCGGTACTGATCGACGCGGAACGGGTCGAAGTAGTGGCAGAAGTTCCCGGCCGGAACGTCCTCCGCGCCGAAGTAGACGCCCTCGCGCGTCACGCGGTAAATGCGATACGCGACCGGCACGCCGAACTCGTTCGTGATGACGCCCTCGAAGTAGTTCTCCGAGTCGAGGCCCATCTCGTTGGGATTGCCGATGCGGGTCGCCGGCACGAGCTGGAGCTTCAGCCCATCGCCCACGCGCCGGATGACGAAGCCGCAGTCGCCGTCGACCGGCCGATTCTCCGCGGCCAGCTGGACGAGCTTGCGGAAAGAGTTGCGGCCCGTCGCGTCGGCCTGCTTGCACCACGTATGGAACCAATCGTTGACTGTGGCGTTGTAGTCGCGGTCTCCAGTCGTTGCCGAGTATTCGGTCGGGGTTAGGTAATTGCCGAACTTGCGCGAGACCTCCTTCACCTCGGGACAATTCTCTACCAAGTTCCGCGCTTCCCACATCATCACGACCCGCTCGCGCACCGTCTGCGACGACTCGCTCGGCTGGCCGTACTGCATCGGAGCGTAGAGCCGGTTCGTCTGCGCGGCGTTGTAGCTGAAAAGCGCGGTCTCGACGCGAGCCTGGAGCCGGCGGAGCGCGGCCTGCGGCGCGATGGTCTCGAGCGCCCGCTCGAACCACGGCCGATTGCGGATGACTTGGGTCGCGTCGAAAGTCTGCATAATCAATTCCCGGTGAAGCTGACGAACGTCGTGTCGGTCGTGTCGCCGTTCTGGTATTCGATGGCCGAGACGATGTCGCCCAGCATCTTGTTGAGCGTGTTCAAATCGGCGCGCGTGACGCTCTTGCCGTTGAGGCTGTAGCTCGTGTTGAGCAGACAAGCCTGGATCGCATCGAGAACCTTGGACTTGAGCGTTGTCAGCGTCGCAACGTCAATGTCGAGGAAGGGATTGTCTGCCGCCATAAAAGAGCGGCCGCCGTCAAAAGGTTTTTTGACGCCCCGTAATGCTACGA